AAGATAGAGTATCGGAAATAAACAAAGAAATATTAACGGCTACCAATCAAGAACAAGCTAAATTAAGAGGCGAACAACAGAATTTATTATCTCAACTTTATAGTGCTGACCCAAAGAAAATTAAATCAACAATTGCTAAGGTGGCGTCAGATACTTATAGAGAATATGCAATTGAGTATAATGCATTGGCTAAAAAAACAAGGGAGTTAGCAGATAAGGCTGGACTTAAAGGTGATGACTTGAACTTTTTTATTGATAGAGGTGTTGACCCAGCAAGAAAAACAGAATTAAAGGAGTTGATGGCTAAGGAATTAGAAGTTTATCGTTTAGCCACCAAAAACGATGTTGCAACCATTAAAAATAAAACTGAAATAGTTGGTTTAACTAAAAAGCAATTAGCAGAATTAGAGCGTTTAAAAAGATTAGAAGAGGAACGTTTAAAAAACTTATATGATAGAGAAGTTTCAGATTTAGAACGTAAAAAGGATATTTCACAAGCTAATTTTGAAGATGAGAAACAATACGCTGAGAAAAGAATACAATTGTCTGAGGATGTTGCTTTATACGAAAATTTAATTGCTTTACGTAGGTTCCAAGAAAACTTAAGACTGCATAAAGATAGTTTAGATTTACAAAAAATAGATGCTAATAACTATCAAACTGAGCAAGAAAATATAGTTAAAAGAAGTGAAGAGCGTATTTTAAAAATTAGAAAAGACAACTTTGATGCATTTACAGAATATAGACAGAAATATGGTAAACCAGCAGATGAAGAAACATTCGGAACTGGTGTTACATTTTTACCTACTGAGCAATTAGATGAATTAATTCAAGGTTACGAAAAGTTAAATGAAGAAAAAAAGAAGTCTAAAAAGTTAACAGAAGATGAAAAAAAGGCGGTTGAAGATTACATAGCTACGTTTAAAGAAAGTTTTATGAATGAGGCTGGTTTTCCTACATTATTTAAAGTTTTAAATGATGAAATAGCTGGTTTTGGGGATAATTGGAGAGTTACATTTTTAGCGATTGGAGAAATAGCAAAAGAGGCATTTGCTTTTATTTCTGAGGCATCAAACGCTAATTTTGAAAATGAATATAATAACCTTGAAAAACAAAAGAATGTAGCTTTATTATTCGCTGGTGATAGTGCAAGTGCAAGAGAGGAAATTGAGCGTCAATATGAAGAGCGTCAAAGGGCAATAAGACGAAGAGAATTTCAAGCACAAAAAGCAACGGCGTTATTTAATATTGCAATAAATACAGCGCAAGGTATTGTTAGCGCATTAGCCTCAACACCTCCAAACGTTCCGTTATCTATAGCAATCGGAGCAATAGGAGCAATCCAAGCTGGAGTTGTTGCAAGTCGTCAAATTCCTGAGTTTTGGAAAGGTACAGATAACGCTCCTGAGGGATTTGCATTAACACAAGAAAGAGGACGTGAAATTATCACCGATAAATACGGAAATATTAAAAGTACTGGTAGTGATAAAGGCGCACAATTAACGTATTTGAATAAAGGCGATAAAGTATTAAACAACGATAAAACAATGGATTTCTTAATGTTTAATTCAGATTTGAATAATATATTAAGCAATAATGGAATAGGTTCGCCAATCGTAAACGTTCAAGGAAACACAACCGATTTAACACCAGTTGTAAATGCTATAAACAACAAAGAAGGGTTTGAATTAAGTATTGATGAAAATGGATTTAATAAGAGAATAAAAAACGGTCACACATCAAAAGTAATAACTAACAGACGCACATCATTTAAAGGTTATGGAGTTTAGACACTATTTAAAATTTATTTCATTAGGTAATGAAAACCTTTATCAAATTGCTGAGCCTATTGGTTTTGATGGCGCTACTTTTGTATTAGAACAAGAGGCGAAAAGATATGGACGTGATTATCAATTTGGAGCGATTAGTAAACTTGAATTTGTAAATGCTTATTCCTTAGAAGTAGTTGAACCTTTTGCTATTAATCCGCAAGGAGATACATCAAATCGTTTAGAATATGGTTTGCAATGGCTTTTATACATTAATAAAAAGTTTGGTTTCGAATCTAAAGTAGAATATATTTTAGAGAAAGATGGTGTTTTTTTTAGCAATGGAATGTTAGACTTTACAGAAAAAGGATTAACAGACGGATATACTTATTTTAATTGTAAGCTAATACAAAACCAAATTGTTGCGGATGTTAAGCGTAGAATGGATGACAAGTTTAATGCATTTTCAGATAAAAACGCAAAAGAGCAAACGATAACACCTATTCAAACATTTAACTATTTAAAACGTGCTACGCCTTTAAGTCAAATTAGTTTATGGAAGTTAAACGGAACTAAAATACATCAAGCTGGTTCATTTACACACGTTAATTATGCACAACAAATATCTGAATCAGGAATAGGAAATACATTAACTTGGTTTGATAGTGGTGAGAATAATTTAAACAATGCAAGAAGGGATTTTAAACACTTAAGAGCGTTAAATGATTTATCGGATATTGAAATAATTTTAGATGCAAATATAGCTATTGATTATAAAGTTACAGATGGAAATCCTTCAAGTAGAGTATCAATGGATTTATACTATTGCATTTATAACGAACCTTTCGATAGTGGCGATGCGCCAATAACTTTAATTTATAGTAAAGAGGTTACTGGTGCATCAAATCAGTTTGTAAATTTAGACTCTGTAATTAGTATAAATATTCCTTTTATTGAAAGAAGCCAAGTATTGACTTTATTTTGGGAGTTGAGTTGGGAAACTGAACATTTAGCCTCAGGAAACCGAACTACTTTTAATTTTTATAAACAAGATACTAAAATTAAAGCCGTTTCTACTGCTATTGACCAAGTAATAAAAGCAACACGTTGGATAGATTTAATAAAACAATCAACTAAGTTTACAAGTGACTTACCAGTTGATGCAAGTTTATTTGATGTTAACGGAACGCATTATAAAAATGTGGTGTTTAATCGTAGAATGGTATCACAACGAACGGATTATTTTTATGCAACACCAAAGGACGTATTAGGCAGTATAACCGAAGTTAATTGTGATTATGAAATAAGTGATACGGAATTATTTATCGGTCATCAAAATGATTTTTACGTAAATCAAGAAATAGCAGTATTACAGATTTTACCAGATGTTGACGCTACGCAAGAATATAACGATGTCAATATGATTAACAAATTCCGTTATTCATATAAGACATTTGAGCAAGATAGAACAACACAAGGAACAGACCAATCGTTTCATACTGATACAGAGTGGAGATTTTTAAATGAGCAAGTTGAAAACTTTAAAGAGATAAAGAATGATTTTGTACGTGACCCAATAGCCACGCAACAAATGATAGATTTAGAAATTACAGAACCAACAACATCAACAGACCAAGACGATAAAGTTTACATTGAGAATTACACAGAGTTAGCTCCTAACTCATTTGGTACTTTCGGTAGTAGATTGTTAATGAGAATAAACGATGGAAAACTTGAAATATTAAACAGAGATAGCGACGGTGAGGCAAGTGGTGTTGATACGGTTATTAATTGGACAACTATTGGCGTTTCAGTAGGTAGTAACTTTCAAATTATTGACGGCGAAAATATAGGAAATTATACGGTTTTTGCATTGACTAATACATTGATAACTTTAACACCGATTGCATTTACACCAACTTTTGAAGGTGATGGATTTGTAAGAGTAAAGTATTTTTATACTGATGTAGCATTTCAAACAAGAACAAATCAAGGATTTGCTTTAATTGAAGGACTAAACAACGCTAATAAAATGCCGAATTTAGCTTATTCAATTAAGCGTAATATGAAATACTTTTATAATTATTTCGCTACGTGTTTGATGTACGCTAAAAAGGATATTATTAACGCTTATTTTAAAAGCAATGGTTTATTAACAACACAATTAACAACAGAAACCGAACCATTAACAGAAAATGCACCGATATTGTATAGTGATTTACCAACACCTTTGGTTAACGCAACTATTCACAATCTTAATTTATACGCTACATTTGAAGATATAAACAACTATTTAGAAGCGTATAAGACAACGAAAGGATTTATTAGATGCTATGATTATAATGGTAAAGTTATTCGTTTATACGCTAAAAAACTGGAGCATACTTGGATTAGTAATGAACTTGAATTAAACGGAGAAGAGCAATATAGTACCGAGTTTTTGACTATTGATGGTACTTTAGGTAACTTATTTGTTAACGATGCGCCTTATAATTTAAGTGGTATTGAGGATTGGTGGAAATTCGAAAATGATTTTATACAACTTTTTGATGAAAAAAGTCGACCTTTATCTACAAAATATGCATTTAATTTTGTAGTTTTGAACGGCGTTACTTATAATACAAAAACGGAATTAATTAACGCTTTACTTTTACTCAATGAATAGAGATTTTTCATTTATAAAATTATATACTGATTTCGCATTAGCGAAACGGAACGACAACCCTTCTATTTCAAAGTTAAATTATCAAGGATTTATACAACAAAGAACAGACGAAACCTTTCTACAGACTTCAAATAGTGATGTAGATATTGTTTTTGTAGGTGGATATTTAGCTGAGTTAATTGATAATTGTGGGATTGTAAAAAAAGACATAACTAATAATTTCTATTTTGATGGGTTTGAAGATGCAAACGGCGTTAAGCAAATATCGTTTGAGTTCGGAATGGTAAACCAAGATTTTTGGAGTAAACCTTTGCATCTTAAACTGACCGATTTGGTAAACGGTAATATTTATTATTCAAATTCATTCTTAATAACGAATTACAATAGCGATATTTCTACAAGATTTGATTATTGGGATATTTTAGATGAGTATAAAAAAAGTATTCGTTTAGTAAATTGTTTTGACCAAACGCCACAAAATGAACTAAGTTCGAAACAATACACAACATCGGTAGGAACTAGAGTTAATTACAGACAAATAACAACGTATTTACGCAAGTATGTAATTGATGGTTTAGATTATTTCATTAACGACAGATTGCCTATTTTAATCAATTCAGATAATGTTTATTTGAATGGTATTGGAGCGGTTATTTCAGATTTAAAAACTGATGAACGTATTTCTGATAGTAATTTATTAAAAGCGGAATTTATAGTTAATCCACAAAACTCAACTTATAATTGGGAGTTTCAAATTTACGAAGGTTTAGAAGTAATTGAACGTTCACCAGCACATCAAAGTATATTTTCAGGTTTTGATGTAATTTGTTATATTGCGTTCAATAAAAATATATCTTTGTTAAGCGGGACAATTAAATTATACAAAGACAATGTTTTTGTAGCTGATGGTGTTTCAATTGCAGTAGGTAGCTTTTTAAATATAACTTTTGATTGTATCTTTATAAATGGTAATTACTCTATAACCGTTCCAAGTGGATATATTTACAATGGTACTGAGTTTTTCGGTGGATATGGAATTAACGAATGGACTTTTACTATTGCGGATGGTGAGTTTGACGAAACAGAATTTGATAATGCAGAATATTTAACAACATAACAAATGGCAACAAAAAGCGGATTAACAACAGCGATAAGTACGGCTTTAAGTATAGTAATTACTAAGGTTAAATTATTAGCTTCTTTAGACAACTTAGTAAATGCAGTATATCCGTCTATCGTAACGGAATCATACACCAATTTAGCTACAACTAACACTAATACAACCGAAATAGGTACAACGCATTATTATACTACTTATTGGATTAAACAAGGGCGTAAGGTTTCAGTATTTGGAACGATTACAAATAAGACTGGAGCAAGTACAACAAACGAGGATTGGATTACTATTGACACTGGGGAATTTACACCACAAGAGGTAATTAATGAGTTTATAGCCAATTCAACAACAGATAATAGAAACGTTCGTTGTAGAGTAAGCGGTAACACTATTCAAGTTAGAAGCGCATTATCAAACAACGAAACTATTAGTTTTCAATTTTCATATAACGCAAAAGATTAATTATGGCAAATTTAATACAGACTGAGGAATTTAAAAGCGAATACTCACCAAATTTATTACCAATTAAATCATTATTTAAAGAAACTATTTCAGTTTCTTATAGTGGTGATGGTTCGGTAACTATTGTTGAAGATAATGCTTTTGCGGTAGACAGTAGAAGTGCATATTTATTTACTACTTACGATGTTGTTACTGGTATTTCTGAAACTTTTAGTTTCGGTGATGCTTTGCAATTTATGACTACTAAGGCTGGTAATTATATATTTTCATTCAATATGTTAAATACTTCAAATTTCGGTGATGAGGTTTTAACTGATTTAATAGTAGAAGTTTGGATAGATGGAAACTTAGAATATACTTTTACAACCGAATACGATTTTAATACTTTTGAACAAGATTATTTCTACAACTTTAATTGTGGTTTTCAAGCAATAGAAGGCAAAGAAGTGAGTTTTGTTTTTAAATTAAACGGTGCTTATCCTGGCGCTGGAATAACACCATTAAAATTATATTTTAGTGGTTTTAAATGTGAATTAGACGATAAATATCTAAACATTCCTACTGCTTTTACTTTTCCGATAGTACTACCACAAGAGGACGTTGTAGGTTGGGCATATTACGCTGATAGTTTGGCAACACCAACAATCACTATAAATACTTCTTACACTCAGATAACCATTGATAAATTAGGGGCTTCAACAAATGAATTATATTTACCTAAAGAAATTCGAGGAGTTAGTACTTTATTCGATTCAAATAAAATAACTCCTATTAGCGTTGGTGATGACTTTGATGGACGCTTTGATTGTACAATAACGGCTAAAACTGGTTCACCTACTGCAATTGAATTTATAATTGATATTAGCGGTGCAACTGCTGGAAGTAATAAAGCATTTACTGGTTGGATTCAAGCGATTGGGAATGCTCCTTATGACCAAAGTTTACCAATTGATTATTTTGCATTAGCTACGTTTTTAGCAAATGGAGGACGTTTATACGCAAGAACTGATACGGGAATGGTTACAATAGGTCGTAGAAATATAAAAATAAGTAGAAAATCAAAAGCACAATAAAATGACTTTCACAATAACAAAAGTTTCAGATAAAAACTTCAACCATTCCGACGGATTAAAGGAAATGAATTTCTCTAATTGGGAAATAGTTTTTAATAATACTGAAAACACATTGATTTTACAAATGCGTAATGGTGCGCCTTTTCCAAGAAAAGAAGTATTAGCAACCGATGTTATTATTAAAAATGGAACTGTCGGAACACCTGAAACTTACGCAACAACTACCTTAATAAGAGCGAGATTAATTGAATTAGGGTATAATGCTTTAGTTACAAGTGACCCGAGTGGTGCAACTTCTTGGGGTTCAATTACTGGAACATTAGCAGACCAAACAGATTTACAAACTGAATTAGATGGTAAAGTTTCTAAGTCAGGCGACACAATGACTGGTGTTTTAACAATAGAAACAAGTGGTGTTGATGTAGAAAAAAACGCCTTAATTTTAGTAAATCCTTTAGACGAAGCTTTTAGAAATTCTATAACGGTGCAAGCTGGAGATACTGCAAATCAAAGACGTTATTTCCAGTTCTTAAATCATTTGGGAGTAAGAACAAATCTTTTAGGTTTTAACGCTCAGGATGGATTTATAGCTTACGACTCAGTAAACGCATATCATTTCATATCTTGTAACAGCAATGGAACTTCTTCGTTTAACTCTAAAGGGACAAACCAAGTTAGAATTAACGCTGATGAGGGTGTGACTGGCACTAATGGAATGTCCGTTTACGATGGTACGGCAAACCCTACTGGTGCAAACATAATGTATAATCTTTCAAGTGCTGGGATTTACGCAAATTCAGGAAGATTAATTCAAGCATTTGCTCCAAACAACACGGATTTTATAAAAATATTTTCAACAGCTGGAAGTGCTTATTTGCAATCTAGCTTAGCATTGAGATTATATAACGCGGGAAATAAATTTAACTTTGCTAATAGTTCTTTAGTCGATAAAATGGTTATTGATACTGCAAACGCAAGATTAGGAATAGGAATAACTACACCTACTGTACCTTTAGACGTTGTTGGTAATGGTAAATTTACAGGAACTGTAGAAATAGCGAACGGAACTGCAAGTAGTCACGCAGTTAATTATAGTCAGCTCTATACACCACGTGTACAAACAGTAACAAGTAGCGCAACGGTTACTCCAGTCTCAACAAACGATATAGTTACTATAACAGCACAAGCTACTGGTTTAACATTAGATAATCCAACAGGTACATTTTTAGAGGGTCAAGCGTTAATGATTAGAATAAAAGATAACGGAACGGCTCAAACCATTGCGTTAGGAAGTAATTACAGAGCGATAGGTGTAACTTTACCAGCAACAACGGTAATAAGTAAGACTTTATATTTAGGGATTATTTATAACTCTACAGATGCAAAGTGGGATGTGTTAGGAATTAATCAACAAGCGTAATGAGATATTATAGTTTAATAAATTCGATGAGTAGAGGTGGTTCGGCTTTAGATGCTGATGTACAAGCATACATTACAGCTAATGGAGAAACTGATAATACCTTTATTGGACATTTAAACACTTTAGTTTTAGGTTTAAAATCAGATGGATTATATAGCGGGATTCAAATGTGGCATATTTATAGAAGTTCTACAACACAAACTAAATTTAATTTTATTAATCCAGTTGATAGCGATGGAGCAAATAGATTGACATTTAATGGCTCTTTTACAATTAACAATGATGGAATGGTAAGAACTTCGGGAAATCCTTATGCTGAAACTTACTTTGTTCCAAGTTCAGTTCAAAATGTAAATAGTAATGGAATGACTATTGTTTGCGGAACTAATACAAATGCTTTAACAAACGATGTTGAAGAAATGGGAGCTATTAACTCTTTAACTCAATCTTCGATACTATATTTAAAAAATAACGGAACTGATTTTGGAAGAGGATGTAGGATTAATGCGGGTAGTATTTTTTTAACTGGTACAAGTGAGTCAAGAGGTATTTTTACGGCGACAAAACAGAGCTCAACAGTAAGTAAGTTTATAAGAAATAATAGCGTTTTAGGTACTGGTAGCGGTGGCGGAACATTACCAAACGTTTCTGTTTATATCAATGCTATCAATGTGAATGGTAGTGCTTCGGGATTCTCAAATCAAAGAATACAACAAACAATGATGCATATTGGTTTTTCAGATGCTCAAGTAACTATTTTACATTCGTTAATTGACACATTCGAAAACGCATTAGGGCGCAAAACTTGGTAACAAATTAAAATTTTAAATATGACACCAGAATTAGAAGCATTGATTGACGAGTGCAACAGCAAATTGAGATTGTTAGGTTGGGAGATTGAAACCATTATAGCAGTAGATGAGAACGGAAATAAGATAGGTAATCCTATTCCGCCAAGAAAATGAAAAATTTACCACAAATAATAATATTATTTTGGTTACTATGTTTATGTATAGTCAATTCGGTATGGTATAAAACAAATATCGAATTGATTAATACAATTGATACAATAATAGTAGGTTGTTCATTATTACATTACTTTGTTTATTATCAAAAGTACTCGCAAACGGCTCAATATTGTATTAAATGTATCATAGCAGTTTTGTTTATTCACTTTTTATATTATAACTTTGGACTAAACGACCAAACATATTATATATTTTATGGTGTTAATTTAGCAATAACTTTATATTTTTGTATAAAACAAAATTGGAATAGATGAAAATCATAAAAGATACGGTACAAGTAAACGGAAAATGGTCACAAAAAAGATTGCTTACTTTTTGCAGTTTCTTTAGTGCTTTATTTTACGCATTTACGCCAGTTTTTTATCCAACTTTTGACGTTAAAGAATTTGTATTTTTAGGATTTTTAGCCGTTGGGGGGTTTTCAATTTACAGACAACAAAAAAGAAACGAGAATAATATACAAGCAACAGAATAAAATATGGCAACCACGCAAGAGCAAAAAGATATAATCGAGATAAAAGGCGAAATCGGACGCATTAGACACCATCAAGATTTACAGAAACAAGTAAACGATACTAATACAAAACTATTAACCGACATTAAAAATGCATTGGTAGGGTCTGATGTTAACGGAAACAAAGGCTTAGTTAATAAAGTTGAATCAATTGAAAAAAAACAAGACATTCACGAGGAGTTACTAAGCAATCATAAATTATACTTTAAACAAATGGGGCTTTTAATAAGTGCCGTTATTGCGATTGTAGTAGGATTAATTATTAAACTTTCAATAAAATGAAACTAAACGAAAATGGTTATAAATTAATATGTGATTTCGAGGGTTTAAAATTAAAACCTTACTTATGTAGTGCAAAAATTCCAACTATAGGATTTGGTAATACTTATTATCCTGATGGTAAACGTGTGACTTTATTAGACGAACCAATTACAAAAGAATACGCCTTTGATATATTCAAAGTAATAGCTGATAAATTCGCTAAACGTGTTGATGAAATGGTAACAAGTGAATTAAACCAAAATCAATTTAACGCTTTAGTTTCTTTTGCTTATAACGTAGGAACTGGTGCATTTTCAACGTCTACATTGCTTAAAAAAGTAAACAACAACCCAAACGATATAACGATTAAAAATGAGTTCTTAAAATGGGTAAAAGCAAATAAGAAAGTTATTCAAGGTTTGGTTAATCGCAGAGAAAAAGAAAGTAGAGTATATTTTGATTAATTTAAAACCATTATAAATTACTTACAAAATTGCAATTTATAAAATATAATTTATTAGTTTTGACTAACTTAAACAAATAAATTATGTCAAAACGTGAAATTAGATTAACTTATCTTGAAGCGGTCGCATTAGGTTTCGATGTAAAAGAGAAAACTAAAAAAGGCAATCCAAGATATAGTTTATCAGATGAACAACTTATTCAGCTTGAAAAAATAAGGGAACTACACAAAACACAATTCAAAGAGGTTAAACGTACTTTAAACGAAAATGGAAAAGTAATATCTACAATCGAAAAACTAACACCTAAGGAGTTAATCGATATTCCTTTAAACCACGAAATTAAACGAGTTTCTACAAATGTTTCTACTCAGCAACAATGGGTTATTACCGAACCAATAAAAGAAACAAAAGTAGATTTAGAACAAATTGACTTTTCAAAATATTTCGAGGGTAAAATTAAACCTATTGAAATCACACCTAAAGAAGTAACAGAACAAGCGTTATTTGACAGAGCGATTTTAACCGATGTGCATGTAGGAATGAAAGTAAGTGACGGATATTCTTTATATGATGGTATTTGGAATGAACAAGAACTATTTAAAAGGCGTGATATATTTGTAAATGAAATAGTAGCAAATCAAAAATCAAATACTCTTTTACTGCACGAATTAGGAGATTTTATGGATGGTTATAATGGAATGACTACAAGAGGTGGTCACGAATTACCACAGAATATGGACAACCAAAAAGCCTTTGATGTTGGTTTAGAGTTTAAAATTAGTTTAATAGATGTTTTAGTATATCATTACAAAAAAATACACGTTGTAAATATATGTAACGACAATCACGCTGGAAGTTTTGGTTACATTGTAAATTCAGCATTTAAAACATATATCGAGGCAAAATATAACAACATAGTATTGGTAGTTAACCAAAGGAAATTTATTGACCATTACGTATTCGGAAATCGTTGCTTTATACTTACACACGGAAAAGATGATAAAAGTCTTAAATTCGGCTTTAAACCTATGTTGGATGCAGTGCAAATTGAAAAGATAAAGAACTACATTGATGAATATAAATTACACGGATATCAAATTGAATTTAGCAAAGGCGATAGTCATCAATTAATGTTTGATTTTACAAGCTCAACATCATTTGAATATCAAAACTTTGGTGCTTTTAGTCCTCCGAGCGATTGGGTTAAAGTGAATTTTAAAAATACAAAAAGTAGCTTTACAACGATGAATTATTACGAAAAGCAAAAAACAATTAATAATTATATTTTTTAGCCTAAATACGCTATAAACTACATTTATACACTAAAAAAGCTATATTATGCAAACACCATATCAACAAATAAAAAAGGTTATGAACTGGAACTACAATAGAGGAATAAACTCGGAACGTTGTAATGAGTTATGCAGAAAAATAATCGCACCGAAATTTAAAAATAATACTTATTACGAAAATCAATTTAAACCAAAGAGTTATGACGCCACAAGAGAAATCAATAGAGTTAACAAACAAATTCATTAAGACAGGAATGATGTTAATGCAATCGAAACAATGCGCATTAATATCAGTTGAGGAAGTATTAAATTCACATTATAAATTAATGACTGGTATAAATCCAACAACATACAGATTTTGGCAAGATGTTAAACTTGAAATAGAAAAACTATGAACCTAAAAAAAATTAACCAATCGATAAGAATAGGCTTTTTAATTGTGATACTTGCAGTTACTTGTAGTTGCGGAACAAGGAAAAGTTCTACCGAGAAAGTCAAAGCAGTTCAGAAAATAGAAACATCGGAAATTACAACCGATAAATCAACTATTGAAACAAATGTAAAAGTAATTGATTGCACCGATACATCAGAGCAAATAATAGAACCAATTGATAACACTAAAGAAATTTTTATAGATGGCAAAGTTTATAAAAACGTTCGATTTAAGACGTTAAAAAAGAAAAATAACATAGTTGTAGAGAAAAAAGAAAATATTCAAAACAACGTAGTTAAAAAAGCAAATACAAAGTCAGAAACAAAGATTGATAAAAAGGTAAAACAAACAGAGCGTAAAAGTTCGTACTGGTGGCTATTATGGTTTTTACTAATTATACCAATTTATTTTATTTATCGTAAATATTTGGTGGGTAGGTTTTAATTTTGTAAGTTTACAATTCCAAAAAGCAGTCTTGCAAAATTTGCATTTATTGGGGTAAATTGATTTCATAATAAGTTTTGTTTAGGTTAAGCGTGTCAGAAATGATGCGCTTTTTTTGTATCTGTTATTTAGACGTAATATAAATAATAAATAAAATGTAAAATAATTAATAAAATTGCATTTGAATTGAAAAATAGTATTATATTTGTACCAGCAATAAAGCGAAACACTAAAACAAAATATTATGACAACATTTAAAATTTACTCAGCAAAACAACAAGGTTCATTATCAAAAGGAGAAATAATAGCAGTTCAATCTTTAGAGGTATTTGAAAGATACAATGGTAAGTTTTCAGTTGAAAATTATGGGAACATCACTTTCTTAAATGGCAATAGAGTTTACGTAGAAAAATGTATACAGAACTAATGTTTTGTATGCATTTATAGAGAATGTGTATAGATTTATGGGAAATTGTATACACGTTTTTACTGAGTTTAATATTAATTTATAGATAAAAAATAAAAGTTATGGAGAATTGGTTAGAAACAAAAACAGACAGTAAAGAGCAGTTTAACTCTTTAATAAAAATACAAAATGAAGCGTTATTAAATGAAGATTACGATTTAGCAGAACAAATAGAAATATTTTTAAATA